TGCGCTGTTTAAAAAAACAATGCTTGAGGCTGGATACCCAGAAGCACGCATACCTATCTTTAAGTTAGGTGTGCCCCCAGATCATAAATGAATGAAGCTGATCAAATCGAAGATTACGAACGTATCGACACGTTTCAACTTGTGTTCCAGATGACTCAATCAATGGGTGGACTACAGAAAGGTAAGCACTCAAAGATGGCCTACATCTACGGTACAAGTCGTTCCCGGCTACGCAGCATCCTGAACCGTGAGGCAAAAGCACCAACACTGGATACCGTTGTTTCATGGATGCATAGAGTGTACCGGCTGACCGGAATGAAAGTTGTGTTGACGATTACACCTGATCTTAAAATGCACTACAGCATCTTAGGTCAGGACAAAGATCGTATCGACGGAATGATTGTCCCCCCTAAAAACAGTTTGTAGAAAGTCATACGACCGACTACAGAACAATGCCCTTTGGGGATTGATCCCCCCAAAAGTGGGGCTCCTGACTGAGCCCACCGGGTTGCCGGTGGTGCTCTTTCGGGTTCCCCGTCAGGAGTTACCATGTGGATACAAAGCGCTAAGAACGCACGCCTAACTATCGTAGCAGCAGACCTTCAATACAGTCGAGGCAACGGCCAATCTATTTTTCCATGCCCGTCATGTGGCATGTTGGAACGCAGTTCAAGTGACACAAAGAGAGGTCCGGTTGGTTTCGGTCGTAGTGAAATGGCTTGGACTTGCTATCAATGTGGCGCCAAGGGTGACGTTGTAGATTTTATCGCGCATCACTTTTTTCAACAGCCATTGAGAAACTTGGATGCGACACAAAGATCTGTCGTTCGTGATTGGTTTGCAGAGCAAGGCTATTGCACGCCTTCCGGTGTTCCTGCTCACATACAACCAGACCCAACGACCAGGCCAGTTGTGACACCGCCACCTACGAAGGGATACGTTCGCCCACCGATAGATGAACTCAATCAACTTTGGTCGAACAGTTGCACCATCGAGGCTGCACTTCAACAACCGGCAGCGTTTTCGAAGCAGCTTAGCAAGTGGATTATTCGTCGTAGGTTTTCACCAAAAGTGTTGGATACAACAAACTGCGTGAGGATCTTACCCTTACCCAATGAGCACAAGTATCCTGAGTGGTTTCCCCATCAATGGGGTGGCATCTATCGTGTTGCAGCCCCTTGTTTTGAGCCTGATGGTACATTCGCCAGCATCCATTGTCGGAGTGTTGCCTACGCGAAAGGTCACCAGCCTTCAGGCTCGAAGACTCGTTGGCCTACTGGATACGAAGCCGGTGGGTTGTTGATGGCAAACTCATATGCACAACAAATCATGAGAGAAGAACCCAACGATTCGATACAGGGCTTTCTTATTTGCGAGGGCATCACAGACTTTATGCGAGCGTGTGAGCAAGCGTACAGAGAGGGTTTAAAGCTTGCTATCGTTGCTGGAACATCAGGCAGCTACAAGTCCCTTGCTAAGATAAAAATACCACCTAAAATGAAAATATATATTGCAACTGATTCAGATGATTCAGGTGATGACTACGCTTCAATCATCTGTGATCAGCTTCCCCAACACACACTTTACAGAGTACCCCTGGAGTCAAACGATGGCTGATTTGGATGAAGTCCTTGCCGCTGGACAAAGAAGGCTCGGTGATCTACTGAGCATTGCTGAAAATGAGCACTGCATCAATCAGCCCAATCAAGAACCTGTTGAGGTTCCACTACCTGAAAACGAAACCGATACACGTATTGTCGATCTGCTCGATCAATACACGGATCGAAACGGAGAACCATCCGGCCGGTTTCGCAAGAACAAAAACAACCTGTACATCATCTTACGTCGGGACCGTAGATGGAGGGGTCGCGTTTGGCTGAACAGCTTTACAAACACCTTGAAGATCGATGACCGCGATTATCGTGATACCGATGATACACGTATCGCTCTTTGGGTTTCGCGGGCTTACGGTCTGGAATACTCTGACGCTGCCGTAAGTGCTACTGTGCAGTTGATTGGTGAAGAAAACAAACGCAACCCACTATTGGAGTGGCTGGATTCACTTCATTGGGACGGGACACCACGTCTCGCGTCTTGGATCATCGAAGCGACTGACTGCGATGACACTGACCTTAATCGCAAGATGGCTGAGAAGTGGCTGATACAAGCTATTGCTCGTGCGTATAGGCCAGGGTGTAAAGCAGACTGCGTATTGATTCTGGCTGGTGACCAGGGTGCAGGTAAAAGCACCTTGTTTCGAACGCTCGCTACAGAGGAATATTTTGCAGATACACCCTTAGATATTGGATCTGCAAACTCCTACAGCCAAATCGCACGTGCATGGATCTATGAGGTTGCAGAGTTGGACTCTGTTCGTCGATCAGCGAACAGTGCCACGAAAGCATTCTTGAGCGCGCAAGAGGACAACTTCCGTCCTGCCTATGGGCGCCATGCGATCACCATCAAGCGTCACGTCGTATTCGCTGGAACAACAAATGAATCACAGTTCATTAATGATATGACCGGATCACGTCGGTATTGGCCTATCAAAGTCAATGAGGTCAACCTTCATTGGGTTCGAGAGAATCGAGATCAGCTTTGGGCAGAAGCAATCGTAGCATTCAAGGCCGGTGAGACTTGGTATCTGGACAAAGAGATGGACATTAAGCGTCACGATTCGAGCAAAATATACCGCCAAGATGATCCGTGGATGGACCCAATCAATACATTTTTGATGGTCCAGCAGGGTTGGGTAACGATGACAATGGTGATGGAAGAAGGTCTGAAGATCGAAAGGGGTCGCATGAATCGGCGAGATGAAATGAGAATCTCAGAGATTTTGCGTGAGTTGAACTATGAGAAGAAAAGGATGATGCTCGGCGGAAAACGTAAGTATGTTTGGGCAAAAAGTGAAATACTAAAAGTACAAAGTAAGGAAGCATAATGAACAAAGTAGCATTGGGTGGCGGGGTTTTTCTCGCGCCTGGATATGAAAATGAAAGTGTAGTGTTGAGTAGATTTGAGATTGCAAACCCTGAGTATCAAATGGCTATGGGGATGCGACAACAGGGTAAGTATGTGCCCATACCAGATAAGCACATCAACGCTTGTCACAGGATTCCATACGATCACCCATGGGGTGGTGGTCTTGCGGTCCCCAGAAAGGCTGCGACACAAATGAACCTGGGTCAAATCGTGGACGTTAGGACTGATCCGGCTGCGTCATCTTTGCAGCTTGCCAAGGGCTTTTCGCTTCGAGACTACCAACTGAAAGCACTGGACTCTTGGAAGTCTAATGGTGGAGAGGGTGTAGTGATTGCACCATGCGGTGCCGGTAAGACTGCGATCGGTGTTGCTGCCATGGCTGAGTACAACACGAAGGCTTTGGTCTTGGTGCACACCAACGATCTTGCAGTACAGTGGATGAACCGCATCGAATCGATGCTCAATGAAAAGGCAACACAGTATGGCGCGGGTAAGAAAAACGACTCTGGACGCGTTGTCGTCGCAACTTTCCAAACACTTGAACGAATGTCGTTCACAGAGCGATATGCATTCGGACGTCAGTTTGGACTCTGCATTGTCGATGAGGCCCACCACGTACCAGCCCATACCTTCTGCTCAGTCATGTTCTGCATGCCCGCCAGATACAGGCTTGGACTTACAGCAACACCAGAGCGACCAGACGGATTGACCTCCATACTTTGGTGGCACTTCGGATCACCTGTGTATGAAATAACTAACGAGCAGTTGACGGTCTCGGGCCACGTAGTGCCACCGAGTATTGAATGGCTATTCACAGATTACACAGGACCAAGAGAGCGAGTGGACTGGTCGAAGCTGATTACAAAGATGACAACAGACCCAAACCGCAATCAGAAGATTCTGGATCGTGTTTTGAGTGCTTGCTTCAAGGGGCGACAAATACTTGTGCTGTCGGATCGCGTAGATCACTGTATTTGGATTGCTGAACAACTCAAAGCGCAGTCAATCGTGGCAGAGCCCCTTGTTGGTAAAATGACCAAAAAGCAACGTGCTGATGTACTACAGAGAGCAAACGACCGGATGATACAGGTAGTGTGCGCTACCACAGTGGCCGATGAAGGTCTCGATTTGCCTTCATTAGATACGGTGGTTTTGACAACTCCGAGCAAAGCGATGGGGCGTATTCAACAAAGAATTGGTAGGGTCATGCGGCCCCACCCACAAAAGCAGGAACCGATTGTGATTGATTGTGTTGATGATAGTGGTCCAATGCACGGCTTGGCCCGTAAGCGGCAAAAACTTTATACTAAACTTGGATGCAACTAAAATGAGAGACGTATTGAAAAGATTGCCGACTGGATGGTCAATGACAAAAACCGATCACGGTTTTCAGATTCGTGACCAAGATGATGAGTTCGTTTGTGAAGCAGGAACCAGAGAACGATTGAACGAAATCTTGGACAATGAGTTTGAACTGGCTCAAATGTACGCGAGCATGATGTACGTGCTCAAATCATCCAATGCAGCAGAGGCTTAGGTCAGACGCCTTGAAAGTCCAGCCCAATCACGCACAGTGACTTTTTTGTTCGTGAAGTCTTCGATGGCAATTGCAAGACGTAGAGACGGTATGGATCGTCCCGATTCTAAATCTCTAAGGTAGGCAACAGAGACACTCAATCCCATCGGGTTGAGTGTTTCATTGAGCCATTTGGAAAAGCCAAAACGACTATTGAAAGCAGGCTGGCTTTCTCGAAATGATCGAATGTCCATAAAAAATCCAGTCAGAAAATGTCCGGTTCAGGTGATGTTCTTAGCATCACATCGTGATACCATACAATCAAACAAAGGAAAAACAAACTATGAGTGAAACTCTACCAACAATCGGAAGCAGCAGCATCGGCGCCATCCTTGGCCTATCCCCCTGGAGTAGTCCATGGGACGTTTGGGCAAGAGCCCATGGCCTGAGTGAAAGTTCGTCATCAGCGGCAACGCAAAGGGGGCATATCTTAGAGCCAGCTATTGGTGCCCACTATGCACACTTAAACAACGTGGAGATCAAAAAGGGACCAGAGTACGAGGCCGATCCAATCATTGGCCCTGAGTCTTGGATGCACGCTCGACCAGATTTTTTTGTAAAGTCAGACGATAAACACTGGCTGCTGGAGATTAAATCTACTCGAAAGTTTGATCATAGATGGGGATTTTCAGGATCGAACGGTGTACCTCCATACTACGCTGCACAATGTATTTGGCAGATGGCAGTGACTGACGACGAGCGATGCGATCTGGCAGCATTCGCAACAATGAATGATGAGTATAGATCGTACACGATTCACCGTGACGAATCTGTTGAATCCAAAATGCTTGAATATGTCAGGGATTGGTACGACAGGCACATTCGTGGAGGTGCTCCACCAGAAGTAGATGGTTCCACAGCTTGCTCTCAATCTCTGGCAAAGATGTTTGAACAAGAATCAAAAACCTTCATCGAACCATCCGAAAGTCACCTTGACTTAGCCAAACAGCTTCAGCAGATCCGTGCACAGTGTGCTGAGTTAGATTCACAAAAACGAAAGCTTGAAAACAAAATAAAAGAAGAGATAGGCACCGCGTATGGTATTAGTGGTGTAGCTACATGGTCACAGAGCAAACCAAGAAGCAGATTCGATCGGACCTCATTTGAGGCTGATCATCCTCAACTCGCCAAAGAATACATCAAGGTGGGCGAACCAACACGAACATTCAGATTTCAATACACAGGAGAATCAAAATGAGCAATGCACTTCATCCAGCACATCAGTTTCGCAACGTAGTCGAATCTAAAGCATCGGACTTCCTCCAAGCAATGGCAGGTACGGAAGAAGGCGCCAAGGCCGCAGGTCGTGTGGCGCTGGCCTTTAGACAAGCAGCACAAACCAACGACCGTTTGTACGGTTGTGATCCAGTATCGGTGGCGCAAGCTGTGGCACTTTCGGCAATGACGGGGCTTATGCCCGGTGGCCCACTACCAGACGTTTATCTACTCCCAAGAGGCAAAAGCCTACAGTGGCAGGTATCACATCGTGGCTTTGCTAAACTCGCTGCCAGAAGCGGTGTACGCCTTCGCACAAAGGCTGTATTCGAAAGCGATACGTTCCACGTCATTGAAGGTACAGAGCCGAAGCTTGAGCATGTACCAGACCTTTCTGCCGACCAGTCTTGGGACACGCTTGTAGCAGTCTATGTTGTCGCACACTACAAAGATGGCAGCAAAGACTTTGTTGTGATCCGAAAGGCCGACATTGAAAAGCGTAGAGCAAACTCAGACTCGTACAAGCGAAACAAAAATCAATCACCGTGGGGTCAGTGGCCTATTGAAATGGCGCTCAAGACAGGGCTCCGATATGCCTTCGCACGCGGCATCGTTTCGATGGACGACACAACCACTAGCGCATATGAGCATGACGGTATGCAAGATGCATCAACTGAAGACTTGCAGGTTGTTGAAATGAACGATGTTCCAGAAATGAACACCATGAATGTTTTGTCTGATCAACTCGACGAACTTGTACAACAATCTGATAAACAAGAAACACTTGTAGAGGACTGAACAAAAAATGGCTCGTGATTACAAACGCGAATACGAAAAATACCACAGCAAACCTGAACAAAAAAAGAGACGTGCTGGTAGAAATCGTGCTCGCAGAATCATGACTATGTTGAAACGAGTTAGAAAAGGTGACGGTAAAGACGTACACCATAAAGATGGAAATCCAGAAAACAATAAAAGAAAAAATCTTAAGGTTGAAAGTAAAAAACAAAATCGTTCAAGAAAGTAAAGGAGAACGTAATGAGTCTGTTTGAAGAATCGAAAAAACAAAAAAATCCATTTGGAGAAAAAACCCTCCCTAAAACGAAGGAAAATGAAACTCCATTTATCAACCAAACATCTATTTTGTTGCGAGTTATAAATGCTGTTTTGGAAGAACAAAAGCTTAGTTCAGCACAAGCTTCCAACTGTGAAGGATTCCGAACTCGACTCGGTGACACATCATGGCCGCTGCATAACTTGCAGGGAAATGTGACAGAGCCGTCTTGGGCTAACATGGTCAATGCAGCTATTGCCGGAATGTTCAAAACAGTAAGAAACAGTCAGCCAAATGGTGACTGGAAAGTTTTAGACTTCGAATCAAAGATTGATCACGACTCAGATCAAATCGAACGATTGTATTTAGTTGTTAAGCTTGTCGATATTGATAACGAAGACGATCTCCAATATCGGAATGGAGCACCAGTATCAGCTACTGTAAATGTGCAAAACAATCCGATTCCAGCAGAGGTATTAGAAGCCCTGGTCAACAGACCTTCGGACGAAAAAATTCCATCAAGTTTAACTGCGGTCATTGAGCAACTGGCACAAATCGTCTTGGCAGATAAAACTAAAGAATCTAAAGTTGAGGCAGATCCTATTGTTTCACAAGATCCTGATCCTGAACCTGTCGTTTTTAGCGATTAGCAACGATGCCGTTGTATCGATTTGTTTGTAGTGTTTGCAATAACGCTGTTGAGAGATTGCAAGCATTCAAAGATCCAAGCCCCCATTGTGGGGCTTGTGCTTTAGATCGTGGGACGTCTACTGAAATGAAAAGAGTGATTTGTGCTACCAACTTCACATTGAAAGGAAGTGGGTGGGCGAAAGATAATTATGGTTTGAAAAGTGACAAAAGTAATAAAACTTGAAAGACGATGCTGTATTGAGTGTGGACACATTTGGTTTGGTGAACTCAATTGTCCAAAGTGTGATGCACCAGGCGAACCACTTCATGTTGAGAATGAGGTGCAATGATGCCAGATCATTCATTAGACGACATTGTACACTCCATACAATCTGCGGTTATAGCGGCGACCGATATTGCAGAGCGCCATGAACTTGATTCGATTAAAAAAGAAGAATTTTGGGAACGCAAGGTTGATGACAATGGAGAACCGGTCACAGATGACGACGGAAGACACATATATGTACCTCGCAT